AAGTTCAGTAAGATGTTGAGTGCGAAGAATAGACCACTGTTTGTCGAATATCCTAATAGGAAGAGATGCGTCAGCTTCAGCGTATGTTCCGGCGAGAGTTGACGGACTACGAAAGATATTCGATCGCTGTTCGCCATTAGGATTTCCGCCGTAAGCATCAGCGAGCCAGCAATACAAATTGCTAGCTTCTTTTCCTTGTCCGTAATATTTGACCGCAAGTTCATCGAGCCCAACTCGCGCGCTTTCGTCAATAAGAGCTTCGGCAAATTGGACATCGTAAAGTGCTCCGTTTACTGCGACGTTCTCTTCAGACAACCATCCGAGATCATAGACGAGATTGGCGCCAATCTTAGGTCGTTCGTCTGCCATCGCGTGACGTAGCCACGCGAAGCAATTGACAGGATCGAGATTGTATTCTCGTTGAATTTCATGGCGTAAAGGGAAATACCACGCGCCAAGATTGCCGAGACGGTCCCTTGCACCGACACTGAAGCCAACAATGTGGCCGCGTGGTCCGCGAGCCCAACCGGGTCCGTGTTGCCAATCGTCTTCGCGTGTCTCAACATCGATCGACAGGACTTCGGCACTCGTGAGATTGGGGAAATCGACCGGAGGTCGCCATTCGGACGCAGGAATTGGCGGGAGTTCGCGGAGCGTTGAACGCTTGCGTAATGCCAGTTGTTTGATTTCTTCATCGAAGAACATTTCTAATAGAAGCCTCTAGCGTTGGCGCGTTTCCATCGTTCGCAAATCTGATGAATTCGCCCCGTGCTGAGATTGTAGCGCTTGCCTATTCTGGCGTAGGTTTGTCCTGAAAGTCGCAACGCCCAAATCTCGGCATTGCGTGGCCAGCATCGCGCTTCAAATCGTCGGCGCATAGCTTCATATTCATAGCGTTGTTTCATTTTCACTCTCCACCACGCGCGGCAACAGCGCCCCGTATTTTGTCACCAAGAAAGAAGATGGCTTTAGGCTCGCTCATTCCAAAATCGCCATCCGTCATCAAACCTTGCAAAGCCATGAGCTTGTCCGGTGACATGCACCAATCGCCCTCGCAACCGGGCAACTCCATGCGCGCGCCGATTTCACCATCTTTCGGCGCGTGCGAGCTAACGAAGTTGTCGGACAGATACACCGAGTTGTTGCCATGCGGCGCGACCGCTGCAACAGCGTCGAAGAAGCCAGCCGGCAACGGCTTGTATTGCACTAATGGTTGATCAAGTATCTTGAAGGCGCTGTCGGGCCATTTCTCAGCATAAAGCTGTGTCTTGATCAAGCTTTCATCTTGGAAATAGAAAGTAAAACTCGTCTCGCTGAAGCCGAATTTAACCACTGATTTCCCACACTCGACAACAGCCTTGACGCTACGCTTCGGGATCGCGATCGTTGGGAGGTCGATCCCATGCCACGCTTCAAGCATCGTGTGTCGATCAGTCGCTAGCATCGATCCTGATCGCACGAGAATGGATGCAGTCAAGACGTGTTCCGCTGTATCGCTCGCCAGCTTCATCACTTTCTTGAAAGCGTGAAGTAGCTCGTCGTTGATCAAGCCGCATACAGGATCAGGTGCCACGACGGGCATTAGCTCGTTGATGATGCACGGCACAATCACGCGCAACGATCCCGACTTGACCATCAGCCCGGTCGTGCCAAGCGTAAGCGATAAACCGTCGCCGGTCATCTTGCTAAGAGCTTCGATCAGCCTCACGGTGTGTGGGCAGCAATCCAACTCTTCGGGAATGGGACACGCGGCTGTGAGAATACCATCGTAGGCGACAGCCCATTTGTTACCAAGTCGGACGTGCGTTTGATAGGGCTGACCAATATCACGTTGCGCGCAAGCAATGAACTTCAGCGCGTTTCCTAACTCGACGACATTGGCGGGGATCGTCTTGGATTTAGCGCTTACTCGTCTGATTTTTGTAGCCATTTTTTGTATACTCTCCAATACGTCGAGATTAGGACTACTATGACCATGACCATACACATGATGACTATAATCATCATAGCTCCTAGAACGGTATCGTTGTGAAACATTCACAACCGTTGACGATGATTTCAGCGGGCGGCCGGCAACCGTTCAGCTTGCACAGTTCCCGTCGCCCGTCCCAATTCACGCACTCGATACACGTTGGCCATACCGCGCGCAGCGATCGCGGTGATTGCCCCATGTGTTCGAACAGCGCTTCGGCAATGACCGTTGCCATCCGCCGGATAGTGGCGCGTCGATCTCCGTCTTGTTCGTTACCACTCATAGGACATCACTTCGGGATACTTCTTGTTGAGCCATACTTTGATTTGCTTCGGTTCGCGTAACGTGTAAGTCAGCTTCAACCAATCCTCAATGGTTTCGGGAATTTCTTCAGCGCTGCGTTGACGCCACCAATCCCGCGCGCGATGTCTCGGAAGTGCCTTCGTGGCGAATGGCTGTAGGAATTCTTCGAACATCCGCATACCGCAATAGTAGCTGACACGAATGCCAACGCCGCTCGCGCTTTCATGCCGCACGTAGAGCACGCGATCAACGTCGAAGTCCGCAAAGATTGGGAAGTCGCCACGGATCAGCGTTTGCGTGTCAGCCGTCTTGACGATCTTCGTTTGGAAATGGAATTCCGCTCCGCACTCGACGCAGAAGCGCACCGAGGCATGATTGTAGGTGCCGCACTGATCGCATATCTTGACAGGCGCGTCACCATTTCCCGGTCCCTTTTTCGTTGGGATCACGGGATCGTTGATTGGGCCAAGACGACGCGTATTGCCGGCGAAATCCAACACGAGACAATTCTTTTTATCCGGCGCCGGTCGCGTGCCACGTCCAAGCATCTGAACCCACAAACCGGGCGACTGCGTTGGTCGCAACATTCCTATGAAGTCGATAGCAGGATGATCAAAGCCAGTAGTAAGAACGTTATTATTGGTAACGCACCGGAGATCGCCTGATTTGAAACGAGATATACGATCGTCGCGGTCACTGTCACTGAGCTTAGAGTGTATAGCAGCGGCGCTAACACCCATGAATTGCAAAGCTGTTGCAACTTTTTCTGCGTGCTCGATACCACTGCAAAATACAAGCCACGATTTGCGATCATGTCCGTGCTCGCACATCTCTTGGCAGACAGCTTTTGTCAGCCCATCAATGTTCACCGCTGCTTGTAACTGGCTAAGTTTATAATCGCCGTTCTGGATACCTACATTAGAGACATCCAACTCAGTGCGCGGCCGTTTCGGAATTGGGGGCGACAGCCAGCCTTGAGCAATAAACCGATTGAAGGCGTCGAGATTGCAACCGTTATAGATGATCTCCGTGAATAATCCACCGTCCGTAATGCGGCCTTGCCCAAGCCGAAACGGCGTGGCAGTCAGCCCAACCACCTTGAGCCACGGATTGAAAGCCATCAGCTTGTTGAGAACGGTTTGATACATCGAGCTAGCATTTGGATTTAGCAAGTGACATTCGTCGATGAAGACAATATCGCGATGTCCAAAGATTTCGATGTTACGGAACACGCTAGCAATACCACCGAAGATGATTGGCGCTTGCGTATCCTTGACGCGAAGACCGGCGCTATAAATTCCCATCGGCGCGGAAGGCCAAACCTCTTCCATTTTCTTGGCGTTGTTGTCGATCAGTTCTTTGACGTGCGTCAGCACCATGAACCGCTGATTGGGATAAAGCTGCATGACGCCATGAATGAACATCGGCGGGATCAAGCTCTTACCTGTTCCCGTTGGCAATGCGATTGCCGGATGTCCGTTGCCGCCGTTGTTGAAATAATCCCAAATGGATTGAGCGGACGCTATCTGATAATCTCGCGGGGCGAATGTCATGATGTTATCGGTTCGTGTTGTGGGCAAGCCGCTTTAATCGCGGTTTCATTTGGTATCACAGCTTGCCAACGATTGCAATACCATTTTCCATGATCAATTGGATTAGCTTGTTTACACGAACGACAATTAATCTCGACTACCGCGTTGTCGAAACAGATGTCGATCATCGGACAGTATTTGCACAGCCAAAATGTCTTTTGTTCAGCGATACGCGGCGGCGCTGTTTGCGAGCTTATAATTGTTTCAGCCCGTTTGACTAACTCGGCGCCTAAGCCATGATCTAATTGAATGACTTCAATGTGTAAGTCATCATCGTTTTTATTCACCACCATATAGAGCGCGTATCGTAATCCATAAAGATACCCATAAACACACATTTGAGAATAGTGCTGATGGTTCGTCATCACGACGCCTTGCTCAACAAGCTTTTGCCAGCTTGATCCCGTTCCCTTGGTTTTAAATTCGCAAAGGAATTTTTCGCCTACACCATAGCGGCTTGGTAGCTGGCAAGTAGCATCGAGCGATCCGCCAAAATGGCCACGCACAGCAACGACGCGTGATTGTTCTCCATCAGGAAGCTCATGAACATTGAAACCGATACCGTTCAAATATTGGATAAACCGAAATTCCTCAAGTTTTCCACGTTGAAACAATCGAAGCATTCTTGAATTGAAAGTCTCACGTTTTACCCAACGGAAAGCATACCAAAGATAACGCGAGCAAGCGTGTCCTATGATCGACGCGCCAAGGTGCGATCGATGACCATCGTCATATCGTTGCCGACAATAGTCATCGATGTCACGCTTGATCCGCGCCGCTAGAAAGCGCCGAGTGCTGTCTTGCGTGAGATCAGAAACGCTCACGCCTTGTTGCCCCATGCGGGCATTCCCCCGGCTGCGGGAACCGCGCCCTGTTGCCACGGAGTGGCTTGCGCTGGCGCGGCAGTAGCGGGAGTAGCGGGAGTAGCGGGAGTAGCGCCACCGGGCGACCACACAGGGCCGCCCTGCGCGGGCGCGGGACCGGCTTGCGGCTGGCTGCCCCATGGTGCAGCGGCCGGCGCGGCGGCTGGCGCTGGCGCGGCGGCTGGCGCGGCTTGCGGGGCTGTTTGTTGCGGCGCAGGACCGGGAGCGGGTGCCATCGGACGATTACCGGGTGCCATCGGTTCATTGCCCATGATGTCATAGCGCTTTCTGACATCGTTCTGTTGTCCGAATTCAGGACTATTACGGACAGTCACATCGACTTGAAGCCGTGCATTACGCAACGCGATACCACCGTCTTTCATGTTAACGTGCTGAATTCCGGTCACGTAGCAAACAGCCGATAGATTACTATTTGCAATTCGCTGCGTCGTAGGATTATCATTCAATATATTGAAACGATCATAAACTCGGTTGTTGGCATGTGGGCCTTCAGTGATCGTGTATTCGAGAACAAATTGCATTCCTTTGCCGTCTTTTGTAGGATTTAATTGAGTGTTGGTGATAGCTACGTTGTAACGGCCGGCAGGAACAACTTGACCTCCCTGATCGGGAGCGAAGTTTGCTGCATCAAAAACATAGTCCATAAAGTTAGCCATTGTTAACTCCCATGATCTTGCGGAAGATGTAAGATAGATCAGCCGGTTCCCATTCCGCCAAGACACCGGATCGATCTTTCGCATCGTATTGGTTATCAGGTCGCGTTCGCAACGCGTGATAGTCGCGACCGGCTGCGTCTTTGCCAGCTTGAAGCTGGAATAGCTCATCGAAGAAATAGGGCATACGTTGAGTTAGGATACGTCCCGGCATTGACGGTCTAAACCTGTTCAATCCCGTGTCTTCTTCCTTGTCCCATTCCTGTTGCACAGTCATGTAAACATTCGGGCCGGCGAGATCGCGGAACGCACGAAATAACGCCATGATCTTCTCGTTGGTTTGACCATATGCAGCGCGACCATCTTTAGTCGTCCGCTTTTCATTGGTCAATACCGTCTCTGCAATCTCGGTCATGCTGTCGATGCAAAACGTCAGATATTGGCGAGCTTCGCGCGATGTTGAAACCCATTGCCAAACTTCGTTGAGTTGCGCCAGCGTTGCTACTTCGACGTATGGAAGATTGTATTTGCGCAGTGACAACAAACCGCGTTCCGCGCTGATCACGAATGGTTGCGGGGCTGTCGCACATAGCATTGTCTTGCCAACGCCCGCGCGTCCGTAAACGCCTACCTTGACGCCATTCGCGCTGTAATTTTGAGTAGTTAGTATGGGTTGCATCAGGATTTTTTATTACGTGTTAATTCAAGCTGCGGCATACCGGGTTTAATGGTGAG